TGCTGCTTACCGCAGGTGGAACAGAAGACGCGTCTCATTTTTCCTCCACATTTGGATCCAATACCGGTTCCGTGAGAGTTCCGAATCCGGTCCACATCGGAGCAGGAGCGGCGTTGATCCCGAAGGACTTCATCCGCTCGGATTCCTGCTGTGCCCAGAGCATAGTGTCAAGGCCGCGGTGGGGGCACATGAATTCCACAACTGTGCGGTTGTCGTACTGTTTGAGAATGTTCAGGTACCCAAGGTGACGCATCTGCTCCAACCACACTCCGACGATTGGAGGGTTCATGCTGTCACCCTCGAACATCACGACGCGAACGGTCCAAATCTTTTTCACTCTGTTCGGCATTGGATCACGTAGTCCTTTCTACATAACGGGAAGGTCGGAATCAGAGCCAAAGATGAACTGGGCTGTACACGCCCGCGCTGCCTCATTTGCCTCTGCGAGGAAGTCCGCCATGACCTGAATGGTCGGCATCACACCGGTTGCGAGCTCATTCACGTAAGCCATCATGATGATTCCGTCGATAGCTTCGCGGATTCCCTGGTCGAAGGCCTGGCGAACAAGAGGCTGAGAAGCATGAGGAGTGATGCGGAGTACGTCGAAGAGCATACGTTGGTAGGAAGCTTCGAGCCTTTCGGCTGCGTGCCGCAGGATCTCCTTCCGGAGGTAATCGCACTGTTCACACATCAAAGTCCTCCCGCTTGAGTCCGAAGGCGTTGAGTACGTCGTCGACCGTGTCATTCGGCGGAGCGTATTGGCGATCTTCCTCCGGAGAAAGTATCTGATGGAAGTCATCAGCGTCGATCTGCTTGAGTTCTTCATCGTCCAGGATCCTCATCGTTGCGGCGTCACCGCGGTCTTGACAGAACCGCACGTGAGCCTCCGCTTCAGCTCTGGAAGCGAACGGAGTGATCAGAGCGCATGCGAGGTCGCATGCGTAGATGTGGAATTTTGATCCTTCGGTCATCGTTGATCCTTCGTGCTGTGGTGATCCTTCGTGCTGGATCCGAGGCTGTCCTCCGCAGGAGTCACAGGAGCCTCGACGCCGCGTGGGCAACTTCCAGCGGCAGGTTGAACGTAGCGCCCTGCAGGTTGCCGACGTGTCCCGTAACGCTCGTAATCTCAACGAGCCAGCCACTCGTTTTAGCTGTGGCCTGCCACGTGAACAGTTTACCGTTCTTTCGCCCCATCCCGCTGATCCACGGCTCGACGAATTCGATCCAGCGGACGTTGATCAGCTCGAACACCTGGATGTCTTCCTGGTTGAATACGTAGTTCATCTTTTCTCTCCGTTTGTGATCCTTCGTGATTTGTGATCCTTCGTGATGGATCCAAAGCTAGAACTGACGTGCATGCTTCAGAAGGGACTTGAACGCAGCTGTAGGTGTTTTACCTTCGTCGTACCAACGACGAGTGGGTGAGTCGGGAAGATCGTCATGGTTCAGACCAATCTTTGCTATGCAAAGCTTGTCTAGTGCACGGAGCCACTGTTCGAATGTGAGCTTCATCTTGGATTCCTCTTTTCGTACCACTCTAACGCGCAAGGTAGACATTTCCCGTCGGGCGACACACGCGGCCGATCTGGGTGGCAAATCGCTTGCGCACGATTCACCGTTTCGTAGGGCGTTACGTCCGTCGTAGGATCCAACTCCTTCACTTGCTGAGACAAGTTACGGTTGTCCATCGACTTCGCGAGTCTGGGATTCTTCGGCGAAGCGAGTTGGAGTGACGATCCAAAGAAGCGACGTTTATCGTACTGAAGCATTGTCTCCGCTTCAGGACCGATTAACAACGTCGGAGCTGTCTTATGTTCCCAGGACATGTATCCGCGGACCTTAGGAACGTCGTCCTGTGCTGCGCACTGCGTGCAGCGATCCGTACCAGGCACGGCTGCGAGCCTGGCAGAGTTGATCTGCGTGCCACACAAGACACAGGTTGGATCGTTGTGCTTGATGCAATCCTTCATTATTAAGATCATTATATCACACAACTCAACAAAAATCAACTGACTTGGAACCCCTTCCTCAGCTGGGATCCTTCGAGGGGTCTGGATCCGTTGCGGCCTCAGGAATGATTTCAAGCAGGCGCTCCATCAACAGGGCGGTGGAAGTCTTCGGTCCTTCCACAACGGTGCGCTGGGCCTGGTACGCCTCACGCATCTTGTCGTAGTACTTCTTGTGATACCCTTTCACCTTCTCCTTGTTCGCTGCCCTGTAGCGCTTCATATACTCCCTCGTCCCCGCTGGGACACCGTACGGGTTCTGCCTTGTACGGTGCTCGGAGCTGATCTCCAGGAGTTCGACGTTCTCAAACGATTCATTCGTGCACAGCTTATCTTTCCAGAAAGGCATGTGCGTCTTCGGATCGAACGGTCCGAATTTCGCCTCGGCAATGATCCAAAGCAACGGTAGGGTGGATCCGTCATCCAGTCTAATCAACCTTGATGCAGTCCAGAGCTTCTTGTAAGATGGGGCATCTAGAACTTCCCGCCCAGCGACGAGCTGCAAAACTTCATCCGTAGTACGGAACGTGTGGGACATTGGGTCTGACCTCCATTTGGTGGATCCAATAAAAGTTAAGATCATTATATCACACCCTAGAGTAAAAAGCAACATCTTTATTCTCCCCGTCTTGCCCAGAGTTTGCGAACTGCCTAAGAGCACAAGATCAGAATAACTCCTTTAGACAGAACAACTTACAACGTTTCCCCAGAGAAATGCAATGCCTCATGAAAGAGAGAGAGGTCAGACGTATATATAAATCATAAGGTTCTCTTAATAACCTATCCCTAATAATAAGCAGGGAATTACGAGCACAACTGTAACTCGTTGAAACTAAAGCACTTAAGCAAAGACTGTTCTCTAAATTCCAGCCATTTGGTCAATTTTACGCTCAAGGATCCCTGGGACAACGGAGATTTTGATCTTTAGTTCACGTGCGAACGTCAAAAATGCCGCTGGTGATGGATCCAACGCTGTGCTGGATCCAATTCGGCAGCGGTGCTGAGCTCAGAGGCTGGTAGGGACTACTACCTTTTGCCCGTGTGCGGCTGCGCGGGCGCAGGGTAGGGATGCTTTAGGTCCGGTTCGGGGAAGCTGTGCAGCAATGTTAGTTCTACTAGACAGCGGTTCGGGGCAGGTGGAATGTGGCAAAAGAAGCTCAGCACTGTGCCTGGCAAAAAAAGGCTAGCCCGGATATACAGTCCAGGCTAGCTGAGTCTTCATCTTACTTGCCGATCTTCTTCTTGGCTTCCTCACGGATCGACTTGAACCTCGGATCGGACTTCAGCAGCTCCCGAATCCGCGTGTTCTTGTCGTTCTGCAGTTTCCGCTCCTGCTGTGCGTAGTTCCCGGCGTCGAGCATCGACCAAGCGCCTTCGGTTCCGCCGATCTTCTTGAAGCCATCCTTCACGGCTTCTTCCCAGGTCCGATACGGCAGAGTGTGCTTCTTATCAGCCATGATGCTGATTCTCCTCAGCGAGCGGATGGTAGCTTAATTACTACACATCCCTCACCAAATCTTCTATTTCCTCCCGAACACTACTTTGCTTTGATCTCCTCTCCGGTTGTTCTTTTCACCCACTCGATGGCTTCTTCGACTGTGATCCCCTTCGGTGCTCCCTCGAGGATCCAGCAGCGCATGCCGTCGAACAGGATCGGATGTGGACCACGAACGTCGATGTGCATTACTTCTGCTCCTTCGTTCTCTCCGCGATGTCCTTCTTGCAGATGTCGACCGCCTCGTCGATGAGCATTTTCCTGTTATTCGTCAGTGCGTGTGTTTGTATCAACTCTCCTTTCAGCTGCCGTAAGCACTCCAGTACAGCGTAGACGTCGAGGAGATCCATTAGCGCTCCTCGTGAATCGTCGTGATCTTGAACGACGATTCGGTGACTTCGTACGTGCCGTCCAGGATCCGGAGCGCTGTGACGAGCGCATTGCCGAGGTACATCGCTTCCTGGAGTTGTCCGCTGAACGGCTGTGAGAGCGTTCTGTGGATCTGATCCTTCACTGCCTCCGTTCTTCCGCTGAATGGATCGTGTGCGTTCTCTCCGATTGTGTTGTTCTTCATTCTAGCCTCCGTGTGATGTGATGAGCGAGATTAGAAAGAACGTTGCACCGTTCTCTCCGTTGACGACGAGATCGAAGCAGATTGCGAACATCCAGAGAAAGAGCGCGAAGAGTACCAGTGCAGCTAAGCTGTGTCTTTCCATAGACAACCACCTCACAAACCTTCTATTTTCTCGCGAACAACAGTGGTTCGGGGAAAGCTTGATCAGAATGTAGCAAAAAAGGCTGGTCCAGTTTGCACTGGACCAGCCTGTTTGCGTTAAAGCTGATCTACGGAAGCGGCGTCTTTCTCGCTGTAGAACTGGCGAACTTCCTTCATGATGAACTTCTTGTTGTTCATCTTCACCTCGAACCAGCCTGGCTTCTCTCCTGGCCTAACTTCCATATCACGGTTGATCTTCTTCCAGTCCTGCTTCTTATCAGCCATGCTAACCTCCACAGACACTTCTATTTCTCCACGAACGGGCAATGCACTACTGCCCCGACCCCCGGACAAACACTTCCTACCTTTAGGTACGACCCTCAAATTTACGTACCCATTTTTCACTTGTGACAGTCAAATTCGTGATGCTCAAGAACATGCCTATTGCTTTGCCCTGCCAGCCTGGGTTATAATGTAAGCTAACTTAGTCCTTCGGACTACTATCAGCCGTTTGATGCAGCCGTGGGAAGCTGAAGTAAATGTTGTACCCCGATCCAGTGCGAATGGAATGGAAAGTTATCGCTGACCTACGCTGCGATCAGCCGGAGATCCCTCCTTCGGTACTTGCGCAGCGGGTCGGGCGAAACACTCACACCGTCCGGACGTGGCTTAAACTGCCCAAGTACCAGGCTTATGAGAACTTCGTCTTTCAACAGAAAAAGCAGGACTGGACTCCGTACGAACGAGAGTTGAAGGCGATTGTCCCGGAGGTGATCCAGGAACACACGCTGGATATGCTCAACCGGCTGCGTGAAATTGCTGAGACTACGGAGGACGAGAAGCTCCAAGTCGCTATTTCGCAGGATTGGCTGGATAGAGCTGGATACGCCCCGCAGCGAAAAGTCGAAAGACAGCCTCAAATTCTCCTTTCGGAGGGTGCCGTAGTCGAAATCTTCCGCCGTTTGGGTGAATCCCGCGGCAGTGTGGTCGTTGGTGAAGCTCCCTTAGCTTTGGATCCATCACGAAAGATCAAAGAGGCGTCAATAAGTGTCGGCGTTTTGATCGAATAATGGAGATCCTAACCGATAAAGGCCACAGGGCCGTTGAGGAGGCGCTTGGGATAGAGCTTCCAACGTCGTCCAAGGCGGATGAGCTGCGGGAAACGACGAAGCAGCGGGCGAAGGAATCGTTGTTTTTCATGTCGACAGCGGTGTTAGGGTATGACAAGATCCAAAGAAACCCGCACCTGGAGCTGTGTAATTATATACAGGCAATTCCTCCGCTTCGGAAAGTCATTCTCATCCCACGGGACACGTTCAAATCCACCGTCGGATCCAAGTCCTTCCCCATCTGGGTCCTCGTTCAGGACGAGTTTTGTGGCCTCCCTGGTCTTGAGCACCGCATATTGCTCACGTCCTTCTCGTCGGAGAACGCTAAGAAGCAGATTAAGGCGATCCGACAGCAGATTGAGCGAAACCAGATTCTGCGCTGGCTGTTCCCGGAGATAATCCCGGACTTCGCACGTACTGTGTGGACGGACTCTTCCCTCCTCTTTCCTCGGAATGGAATCTACGGCGAAGATACGATTGAGTCCGCGGGCGTTGACACCCACCTCGTTTCTCGGCATTATACGATACAGATCGCAGACGACCTTGAGGATCTTGAGTCCTTCCAGTCCCCCACGGTGCGGAAGAAAGTCAAGGAATGGTACAAAGCATCGGAAGCGCTGTTCGTAGAAGAGCGCAGTGCGTTTCACATGCTCATCGGCACACGGTGGGGTGTGGACGACGTCTACAACGACATTCAGACGAATGAGTCTGAAACTTACGGCTTCCTTTGCCGCCCGCTCCAATGGAACCAGGAGCAGCTGAAGTCGGACTTGTCAGACGCGAAAGAACATGGACGGGCTCCGATTTGGAACATGGATCCCGACACATTTGCTCCGGACCCTGATGCGGAGTACCTTTTCTTCCCTTCTTTATTCCCCACCGACTCCTGCCGACGGGTCCGGAACAAACAGGGTGCGTTTATGTACAGTATGCTGTACCTGAACAATCCCAGAGATCCGTCGATGGCAGAGTTCCGTGAATCGGACCTGCAGTACTTTGAGTTCAACGTCGACGGTGACGTTGTCGTTAATCATGGACCGGGGCAGATTGAAATAATCCCGTTCGAAACGCTGCGCCGAGTGATGTTCTGGGATCCAGCACTCAGCTCGGCGGATAAGAAGAAAAACGCCCGGAACGGGATCGTAGTCGCAGCGAAGGACTTTAAGGGCAGGATTTTCGTATTCGAAGCGTTCGCACAGAGGCAGGAGCCCACTCTGCTGTTCGCCAAGTTCATCGGACTCCATCGGCGCTATGTTGTTGAACGAGCAGCGATTGAAGACGTAGCCTTCCAGAAAGTCCTAAAGTTCCCCCTGTACAGGGAAATGCGTGAACAGGGCTACCAGTTCCCAGTTCTGGAAGAGCGTCCTGTCGGAGACAAGGATTATCGGATCCGTTCCCTGATCCCGTACCACGAATCCAAGCTGCTCTTCATCCGTCGCGGGTTGAAGGACCTGGTCGAAGAAATGAAGGGGTTTCCACTGTTCCCCACGAAGGACCTGGTTGACGCTCTAGCAGCGTGCATTCCACTGTTGTCCAAGGTTCCCGCGTACAGCGACCGTGACTTGCGCATCGCTGCACGAGCCGACATCGATCACCAAATCGGCCGGTCGAAACTAACCGGCTACTAGCTCCAGCCGAAGGATCGAAAGATCAGAGAGGGCATCTGAAATGGATGAAATCCTGGTACGTACTCACCTACTCAACGCACAGAATGAAATCTCTGCTGCGTTGAAGCTCATCGACACGGGACCGGAAACAGTCATACGACCGGGGGATAACCTCCTGGACATCCTCGCGCAAGCGGAGCCGGGTGCGGTTTTTTCGATCGACCCGCAGTTCGTTGCGGATCTTTCCTTCTACGATCTTCCGAAGCCGGTTACGCTCAAAAATCTCATCGATCCAGGTCCCAGCCGGGTCGACACCAACCTGAACGGTCCGTTGTTGAAGGGCATCCTGCAAACGACACAGCCGAACACCGTACTGTCCGGTCTCCGCTTGGAAGGTCACACCAAGGATGGTACGCTCATTTCACCCGGATCCCAGAACGTTCTTGACCGCTGTCTCCTCATGGGCTCCGTTGACGGACAGCACCGTGGCGTTGCCGCCAACAATGCTGACATCCGTGTATCCCGGTGCCACGTGGGAAACATCTGGCACAGTCAGGACACGCAGGCAGTTGCGGGCTTCAATAAGACACGCAACCTACTGGTCGAAGATTCATTCCTTGAGGCGAGCGGGGAGAACATCATCTTCGGCGGCGATGACTGCGAGTCGGAATCAGCAATCCCGCAGGACATCACGATCACTGATTGCCATCTGTACAAGCCTCCCCATTGGAAGGACACTCCAGGTCTTACGGTGAAGAACCTATACGAGCTGAAGAACTGCCTGCGGGTGGTCATGAAGCGCTGCCACCTGGAGAACAACTGGGTCAACGGGCAGGACGGCTTCGCAATCGTTCTCACTGTTCGCAATCAGGACGGTGGTAACCCATACGCGACGATTGAAGACTGCCTCATCGAAGATTGCATCGTTACAAGGAGCCCGGCGGGAGTCAGCATTCTCGGCAGGGATTACCGGAACGTGTCCAAGATCATGCGGAACATGGTCCTGCGGAAGGTACGTTTCGAAGAGATCAACGACACGTACTCCGGTAACGGTCGACAGATGATGATCAGCGGTGGTCCAAAGGACTTCATCGTAGATCAGTGTAGGTGGAACACCGTCACCAACCCGCACTCCGCGATCGTCTTCGACCAGGAGGAGAACAAGCTCGAGGGATTCCAATACACCGGCAACTATGCACACGAGGGTGATTACGGGATCCACGGCACCTCCGCTCCAGGCCTGGGCGTTAAGGCACTGGATTTCTACTGTCCGCAAGGATACACCTGGGAACGCAACACCATCGTCGACTACGCACCGTATATCGTGTGGCCGGCAGGAACTGAGTTGGTACCCCTGCCATGAAGAAAAAGAAGGGACTCAGTGATGAAAAGCGGGAAGAACTACAGCGACTACACGGGAAGCACGCACAAACCGGCGGGCGGAAGCAACTACGTCGGGATGATCCCGCGGGGGAGCGGAACCAAGGTCAGCGGGACGAACCACAGCGGGAACCGAAGGCCAAACAGCCCGTCAGCAAGGGGAGTCGTCCCACTCGGCGTGAAGAAAGGGAGGTTCCCGCTCGGGTAGCAGCCAGATCGAAGCCTTTGGAAAGAGGCTCGAAGCCTGTGGAAAAAGTACAGGGATCGATAGCATATCAAGGAAAGTGCGTGTTGAACCCTCATGGCGATACAAGCTATTCCGGTAGAGCTCGACGATAACCAGGAGGCTTCACTCCTGAGCTATCTGCATAAGAACCTGGGCTCCGCTTTGGAGGCGCACGGGACGCGGGAGCAGTTTCTCGCTGACCTGCTTCGCGCTTACAAATCGGAGCCTGAGGCGAAGGTGAAGAACTTTCCTTGGCTGGGCGCCTCGAACGTTGTCGTCCCATACGTGGCTATCTCCGTCGACGCGGTTGCTGCTCGTCTACACCGTTCCATACTGGGTGCTAAGGATCCTGTTGAGTGTCATCTGAGTGGAAAGACCCCCTTCACCATGTCCAACGGCCAGCCGCTTGGGGATAAGGACGTTCGGGATTGGATGAAGCACTTCCTCAACAACTCCGGTGCATCTGACAAGCTGCGCACTGTTTTCTTCGATGTCAGCCTGAACGGCGACGGTTTCGTCAAACCCATCTGGGTTGAGGAATCGGAAACCTATCATGGCTACGACGATGGTGGTAACGTCGTCGAAATGCCAATTCCAGGGTACACTGGGGTCAAATGGCACGTAGCTCCGGCTGCGGACGTCATCACTCCTCGGGGCTTTGACAACTGGGGCCAGCTTCCATGGTTCGCCCATCGGCTCCGATTCTCCTGGGCCGAGCTCAAACGCGGTGAGATGGATGGGACGTTCGAGGACGTCGATCTGATCAAAAACACCTCCGCAAAGCGGGAGGATAAACGGCACGAAGTAACGAACGAGTCAGAGCGGGTTCTCGAGGATACGGAAGATCTGTACGAGCTGTTCGAAGTCCACGGCCTGTTCGAAATCCCAGCGACGTCCGGTACAGCTGAAACTCAGAAGGCAGAGGGGGCCACTTCCTCTCCAAACGACGCGCCGCAGTTTCAGGAGATGATCCTCCTGTACAGCCACAAGGCGAAGAAGTTCATCCGGAAGATCTACAACCCCTTCTTCGGTAGGTCCCGTCATTTTGTAAAGATTCCCTACCTTGTCCAGAGTCACCAAATGTACTCCCTCGGCGTTGCCGAGATGTCCCTCCCCTTCCAACAGGAAGCCTCGACCGCGCACAATCAGGTCATTGATGCTGCGACTGCCTCAAATGCGGGAATCGTTGTCACAACACCGGACACAAACATTGGGCGCAATGAAGACCTCTACCCCGGGAAGCACGTTACAGTGGAAAATCCATCCAAGGATTTCGCCATATATCACCTCAGTGAACCTTCACCGGCACTCGCCAACGTCGAAGAGCGAGCCGCTTTCCTCATGGAGAAACGTACTGGGGTTAGCGTTTACAATCTCGGTATGGAGTCCGCGACCGTCGGCTCCAGAGCAACAGCAACAGGAACCACCGCTCTGATCAGCGAAGGCAACATCCGGTTTTGGGTCTCTATCGACGACATGCGGAAAGCGATCGAAGAGCTCCTCTACCTAACGATTCAACAGGAACAGCAATTCCGCCCACAAGGTTACGAATGGGCCCCTGGACGTTACATCCAATTTCCGCCTGGCGATCCGCGGGTTACTTTGGGTCTGAATCTGACCCTGAGTTCAGAATCGGTGAACCGGGATCTGGAAGTGCAGCAGATGCAACTTCTGATCCAGGTCCTGAACGATTACTACATGCGGGTGAACCAGGCGGCAGCGATCCTGTTCAACCCGATGTTCCCACCGCAGCAGAAGATGGTGATCATGTCCGTGATGAATGCAGCGGGGGTGATCATCAAAAAGTTCGTTGAGCGCTTCGACATTGAAAACCTCGACGAAGTGGTGCCCACGGTAATGGCTGCTCTTCAGGGCATCAACCAGACGATGATGGCGTCACAGATGGGTCAGATGGGAGCACCAGGTGGAGTACAAGGAATGGGCGGCCCTCCCGGAGGTAGTCCACAAGGCCCTCCAGGACTTCCTGCTCCGGGAACTGGCAACGGCTCAGGAGCGGTTGGTCCGGGAGGAGAGTCCGGAAGCAATGCTTCGTCGGCAGGGCGAAGCTCAGTTCCTGTTACGTAAACTGAACGAACTGAAACAGTTCGAGGATAAGGAAAAGGAGCCTGAAAATGGCAGACGAGGAGCACGATATTGATCCCCAGACCGGAGTCTTCAAATCCGGTCGGTTCACCGGTTTCAGCGTCTCAGACGTTGCGAACTATGCTCAGACGTTGGAAACTGCGGCTCGAGGTACGACTCGCCCGCAGAATGCTTCTCCTCCGCCTCAGCAGGCACAGACGCCACCACCTCAGGGTGCTCAAGCGGATTCACCGGAAGCAAGGTTGGCCGCGGCAAACAACGCGCGAATGGACCCGTTGAACTTCTCCCTTATCCAGCGGTTGGAGCTGGATGACGAGAATGAGTTCCGCGCGCAGGTGCAAGATTATGACAAGTACAAAGCGCGGATTGACGACGTCAAGAAGAACATCCCTGTCCACGCTCGTGCTCAGCGCGGTCTCCACCGACAGATCTACATCAACGTCAAGTCTTCAGAGCCCGAGTTTGCCGAGCAGGTCTTCCGGATGGAAGCGAAGACGGAGCCGCCTCCCGATGGAGGGCAGGCTGAGACACCGCCTCCGCCTGTGCCACCGGATCGGGTGCCGGTCAAAGAACACACCCGTTCAGCGCCCTCGCCTAAAGCGGTCAGTCCCACCCTCCCGCCGACTCCCGCGAGTCGTCAGACGCAGACCCCGCCTCCGGTACGCGCACCGAAGCTTGTGCCCAATGACAAACTTCGCAAGTTCTGCCGCGCTACCGGACAGGACGTAAACGCCTATCTTATCCGTCTGGAAGACATGGGCAAAACACAGGCGGACGTCGACGAACTGAACGCCGGCCCCGCGGACAGAAGGAGTGTGTATGACCGGACCCTCGCGCGGTAGGCCGGATCGTCTCTACGTCTCAGACCAGGACCCCGAGTATTA